CGGCATTATTACAACTGGTTCGCATCCAAAGGCCCTATGGCCGGGAATAGATGCATTCTGGGGCCAGATGTACGACGAGCATCCCAGAGAGTACCCGGATTTGTTCGATGAGAAGAACTCCGGGATGGCATTTGAGCAACAGGTTCAGGTGACAGGCTTTGGCCTGGCAAACGTGAAACCAGAAGGAGCTTCAGGAACTTTCGATTCAGAGATCCAGGGTACAGTGTCCACGTACACGCATATCGCGTACTTCTTGGGCTACATCGTGACCTATGAGGAGTTAAAGGATAACCTGTACGAGAAGGTATCGAGGGAGCGTGCGGAAGCAAATGCGTTCTCGATGGTGCAGACGGTTGAGAACGTCTGTGCAGGTATCTACAACGATGCCTTCCTTGGTCAGGTGTTTCTCAATGCTAACGGGCAGACACTCTGTGCGACCAGCAATCCCAACACCACTGGGGGTACGTTCAGCAATGCGCTGACCCCGAGTGCCGACCTGATGGAGGCGTCCTTGGAGGACATCTGCATTCAGGCAATGGGGTTGCAGACCGATCGGAATCTGTTCGTGGCGATTCTCCCGCAGTCCTTGCATGTCCCTCGTCAGCAGTGGTTCAATGCGAACCGCATTCTGAAGTCGGTCTTGCAGTCAGGTACTGCGAACAACGACATCAACGTGCTGAAGGCGGTCAATGCGTTCCCGAAGGGGATCAAGTTGAATCACTACTTCACGTCTCCCAATGCCTGGTTTGTCCGGACGAACTGTCGGCATGGGATGCAGATGTTCTGGAGAGACCATCCGGAGTTTGATCAGGACAATGACTACGATACGAAGAACGCCAAGGCAGGTACTTACATGCGCTTCAGCGCAGGTGATACCGACCCGCGGTGCATCTTAGGGTCGAATGGTCCGTAACTGACCGGGGTGTGCGCACATTGGAATTGTCCGGTGTGCGCACATTCCATCAAGGGGGCGTCCCAAGTGGCGTTACCCCGGAGGAGTTTCTAAGTGGCAACGACATTAGCAGTTTCTCAGGCTCCTAGCCCACCGCCAACCCGGCTGACTGCAGGGGCCGCAACGGATGGTAAGTACGGGCCGCTGGCGGATAGTGGAATGGGGAATCCCTTTTTCTACCACCAGTTTCAAGACGATTTTGATCTCCTGCTTGGCCCAACGGGAGCATATGCACTAAATGGAACCGGGACAGCAACCCACACAGCCGGCGATGGTGGGCTTGCGCTGATCACCACAGGCGTGGCAGCAAATGCCTTTCAGTCGATTCAACTCCCGGCGGCGAATTTTACCACGCCGGGTCAGAGCACGGTGTCGCCGTACCCTGCGACCAGTGTAAAGAAGCTATTCTACTTGGTGCGGCTCGCCTTGGGCGACATCACCAATTCACTGTTTATCGCCGGGCTTTGTCAGAACGGAGCGGTGTTCGCTGGTGCGGCGACCTCGGTGACGGATGGGATCTACTTCAGCAAGGCTTACGGTAGCACGCAGTTGACTCTGATTGCGGTTGCCTCGGCCGGCAACTCACCGACCGGTGCGGGAGTTACCTACACGCTGAACATTCCAACGAGTGCCTATAACTTAGCCAACGCGGCATACATTGATCTTGCCTTCTATATCGACCGGATGCAGAGCATCAATGTGTTTGTCGGTAATCCGCTGTTGGTTGGGTTCGCCCCGCAGTCGGGGACAGGTCCTGTGAGTACGACCAGTGGTGTAACTTTGAGCCCGGCTCGTGGTCCGGCGGCATCATTGAGTCAGTTGGTATTCAACTCCCAGTGGACGACTTCGGCGCCGCCCTACTACTGGACCCTGGCCAACCTCAATCCCACTTTGGGCATCAACGACGCTGCGGCCGCAGCGGCCAAGACGCTCACGGTGGACTTTCACTGCGTGCAAAAGGAGCGCTAATCGTGCTTAGGATCGAGATCCCCCAAGACGGGAAGAACATTACCCTCCAGGTAACTGGTTTTCTCCTTAAGGGGGATCTTGAGCCTACGCCGATTTACATATCTCCAGGTGGGGGCATTCGGCTCGACAGTGCTGTGTGGTTGATTCAGGAGAAAATGGGTATCTTTCTCTGGCGGGATAAAGATGATCTGCTGCTGCCGCTCGAGAGTCGGGGCTCAGCCAGGTTTGATTCAGGGATTACCCTGAAGAAGAACGTCGGGTGGGGTGGGCAGCTTTTGATTTCAACCTTCGGCTTTAACTCAGGAATTACGATGAAGGTCAAAGGATTCCACTTAACCCTCGACATGGACCGATTGGAATGACTTTCCCAGCTACATTTTCAACCCCCTATCGCTTGATCTACAACGCGATGCGGGACTCTGGGTACTTGGGCAAAGGTACGGAGCCGACCTCCGAGCACCTGGCCGAGTACATGCCGAAGATTAATGATCTCTTCAACTACCTGCAGACGAAGGGGTTGAAACTTTGGCTCAATCAGGATTTTCCAATCCAGTTAGTCCAGGGTCAGAGCCAGTATGTTTTGGGTCCCGGCGCAAACCTGATCGCGATGAAGCCGCTAAGAGCCCTGGAAGGGTACTACGTAGACAGCAACCACAACCGCCGACCGATCATTCCTATGTCGCGGCAAGAGTGGGACACGCTATCGACGGTGACGACACAGGGGGTACTCAACAATTACTTCGTGGATAAGCAGCAGCTTAATTTGTTGGTCAATGTCTGGCTGACCCCGGATGCGCAGGCCGCAACAGGGGTGTTCCATGCGGTACTGCAGTACCAGGTCGGCAACGTGGTCTCGCTTACCGATACGATGAATTTCCCGGTGGAATGGTTCCTTGCCCTTGAGTGGGGATTTGCCAACCAGATCTGTACTGGCCAGCCCCAGGTCATCATGGATCGGTGTGCAGCGATGGCTGAGAAGTACATTACGGATCTTGAGAATTGGGATGTAGAGGATGCCTCGACGTTCTTTACGCCGGACACCAGGACGATGAACCAGGGCAACATTCAAAGGTTTAACCGGTGAGCCCACAGGCACAAACTGTCCCGGTTCCTCGCAGATGGCCGCTCGTCAACAGGCTCCAGGCCCGCTCGCCTGCGTTGCCATTGACTAAGGATGCCCGGCTGATCAATTGCTATGCGGAGCTGGACCCTGAGGACAACGAGTATTGGATCTACAAGCGGTTGGGCTTGAGCGCAACACCGATCTATGCGCCTGGCGCCGGCAACGGTCAGGGGATCTACACCTTCGGCGGGAGTGGCGGCTCAACGATCATCTTTGTCAAGAACAACTACGTGTACCAGAATGGCACGATAGTTGGCAGCATGGGGGCTAGTCCGGGCGGGCCACCATTGGCCTTCTTTGAGACCGTGAACAGCGTTCCACAAACGGTTGTGATCCAGGGGCCGACCTCCGCATGGATTCTAACGCCTTCCATACCTTCGTTTGCTCAGATTACCGACGTAAACTTCCCTTCGGACTTCGTTCCCGGCTGGGCCACCCTAGACGGAACTCTCTACGTGATGGATGTGCTTGGAGGCATCTGGGGGACGCTAAACACGAATAACGCTGCGGTGTGGAGTGGTGCTAACGTTATTTATGCAAGCTCAAAGGCCGACCAAGGAGTGTTCCTGACGACGCAATTGAGCTACGTCGTCGCGATGAAGCAGTGGACTACTCAAATCTTCTACGACGCAGGAAACCCTCCTCCTGGTTCGCCGCTCTCTCCTGTGCCCGAGTCCCAGATTCCCTTCGGCTGCCTGCACGCATACACGGTGCAGAAGCTTGATGACATTCTGTTCTGGATGACCTCCAACCAAACGATTTCCCCGCAGATCATTCAGATGGAGAACCTCTCAGCAAAGATAGTTTCGACGCCGGCTGTCGAACGGATACTCGACAACGTGCTGACAGATACTGGCAGCGTGCAGGGCGTATACTCTTGGTCGCTCAAGCATGGTGGGCACAGGTTCTACGGGGTGACCTTTACAGCGAACAACATTACTTTGGTCTACGATATCGACCAGCAGCTCTGGTATCTTTGGACCGACCCGAACGGGAATTTCTGGCCGATCGTGGGGATGGCCTATCAGCTACCGAGCTACACCATAGGCACCGGTCCCCAGCCGGGGTTGCACCTAGCCCAGCATCTTTCAAACGGAAACATCTATCAACTCGATGGGGACTACGAGTTCCCGAACGATGCCGGAGTGATGTTCCCGGTAGATATCTATACTCCCAACTACAACGCCGGGACGATCCGTAGGAAGATGCTGAACATGATGTATTTCCACACCGATATGGTGTCTGGTAGCACACTTCAGAGCCGATACACGGATGATGATTTTCAGACCTGGACCAATTTTCGCACCACGGATTTGAGTTTGCCTAAACCGTTTCTGGATTCTGAGGGCACTTTCCACAACCGCCGGGCGTATCACTTTCGGCATCAGTCTAACACTGTGTTTCGAATCAAATCAGGCGAGCTTCAGCTCGATATAGGTTCCCTGTGACTTCGGTTGTTTCACCGCCGCCGCTTCGTTCACATCACTTCGAGGAGCCGAAGGGATCTGGAAAGTTCTCCGTCCAGTATACGGGATGGTTCCACCAAGTGTGGACGGCGCTAAACGCCCTGCAGGCAACCTCGTTAGTCGCTGGCTTACCGACGAAGCCTTTCGCTGGAATGCGCAGGTTCGTGACAGACGCAACGGCAACTACGTTCAACTCAATCGTCGCGGGTACTGGAGCGCACGGCGTGCCTGTGTTCTACGATGGTACGAATTGGAGGATCGGTTGATGGATCAGTGTCCTAATTGCGGGTCGATTGCATTTGGACACGGCTTTATTGATGGCAGTGGGCCTTCTGGATCCACGGCTCTGCGCCGGGAGATTCGTTGTGCCGGGTGTGGTCTCTACTGGACGCCTGAAGAAATACATGCAGCTGATCCCGAAATTGCGCCCGACGCCACGGAGATCGACTAATGGAAGTCGCAGTACGATCGCAGATAGAACGATTCCAGGAAGTAGCGAAGCATCTTCCCCAAACCGAGATGCCGGTCATCCATTCGCTGGTGAACGGAATGTACGCTAGGGAGATCTTCATCCCGCGAGGCACAGTGTTCGTTGGGAAGGCCCACAAGACGGACCACTTCTTCATCGTGCTTGAAGGTGAAACGATGATGACGACTGACGATGGAGTGAAGTCGGCTCACCAGGGGGAAGTGTTTATCGTCAAGGCAGGGTCCAAGCGGATGGGGATCACCCATACGGACTGTCGGTTCATAACCTTTCACCGGACAGACCAAACTGAGTTGAAAGCAATTGTGAATGATCTAGTTGAGTTCGACCCGAACGGCCGCTATGACGAGGCCGGGCAGGTGATCGAGCTTAGGGAGCCACTCTAATGGCATTTGCAGTGATTGGAACATCAGTAGGCATAGCGCTTGGCTCTCAGCTGATCGGTAGTGTTTTTGGGAGCCCCAGTTCAGGTGGGATATCAGCATCGCAATCACAGATGCAGCAGACCATCTTTGGAGATCAGCAATACTACAACAACTTGCTGCAGCAACTAATTGCTGATCCAAGTTCAGTATCGAAAACGCCGACCTATCAATTTGCCTTTGGTCAAGGCGAGCAGGCTGTTCAGCGTGCTGGTGCGGCAAGTGGGGGTACAGGACCCGGTAGTCTCGTTTCGGGCAACGAGGGTGCTGCCCTGGTGCAATATGGTCAGGGCTTGGCAACACAGACCTTGACGCAACAGGAGAATTTACTGACATCCCTTTCCGGCCTCACCGCACCGACATCCGCCGGTCAAGCCGGTAGCAACGCTATCTCAGCGCAGCAAAATCAATTTACACAACTAGGAGCGATACTGGCGAGCTTGGGCTATGGAGGCAAGATGTTAGGGGGCTCGGCTGGTAGTGTGCCGACTTATACTGGTCAGTACAGCGGCGGTGGAGGCACTAGCGGTGATCCGTCACAAGTGCCGATAATACAGTGAGGCAACCATGAGCGAACTCTGGGGTGTGCCGAGTGGGTTGATCGCTGCGCAGGAACAGCAGCAGTCCAAAGCTCTCTTTGGCCTCCAAATGGCCGAAGGCCAGATGACGCTGCAAGAAGGGGATCTGGCGATCCAGAAAGGCAAACTGGCCCTGGAGACCCAGCGCCGGATGCTTCAGGCAATGTCATCGATCGATAGGCAAGGAAAGCCAGATGCTAGCCAGTCGGCTGATGTGGCCGCAGACCAGCTTCAACGCTATGCAATGGCGATTATGCCGGTTGCGCCTGTGGAGTCTGGGAAGTTGCTGACTCAGGCAGCCTCCGTTCGCGCGCATGATGCTTATATAACTAACCTGTCCTCTAAGAGACAGGATAGAAACTTCCAGGAGGTCCAAGCTGCCTATGACCCGGCGACAGTGGTGGACGATAAGACTATGGCCATGGCCGCACAACGGGTAAAACTGGCAACGGGGTATGACAGTCCTTACGCGGGGTATAAGTACGACGCTACGTTGGTGAAGGTCATCCACGAGTCGGCGAAGACTGAAGGCGACAAGGCACTTACGAAACTGCGGATTCAGGAGGCTAAAACCTCAGCGGCTAATGAATCGCTGATCAATTACAAGCGAAATGATCTCCTCCCAGAGCAGGTCAAATGGACGCAGGAGAAAGAACGCCTAGCCATAAAGGGTGGAGCGAAAGCTCTAGTGCCGACCGCGACGACCCTTAAGGCGATCACGGATCTTGCGGAGCAGAAGCTCGGTCCTGGGATGGTTGATGCTTCTACCCTGCGGGCGGCAAGCCGGTCTGCTGCTGAACACGCCCAGGCGATGATCGCCGATGGTAAGCCAGCATCCAAGGCGTACCAAGAGGCCTTCGATGCGGCATGGCGGGATGAGGCTTATGCGGGGATAGCCTTGCCAGCGAAGTCGCTTGGCGCATCGAGAGAATCCCCACGGGCGGTTCCCCAGGGTCGGCCAGCAGATCCAGCCAAGCGCTCTGAATGGGATAAGAAGAACCTCAAGTCTAATCAGTGGTACATCGGCAACGATGGGACGTTGGCTGTGTGGGACCCCGAGCAGGGTGGGTTTGTAGTGCCGCCCGAACCGACTGCTCAGAACGAGGGCGATGAGAATTATCCATCCTGGCTGGACGCCGACCTAAAGGACGAGGAGGAGCCCAGTGCCTAACGGACGGGTTATCTCAGCGGATGCGTTTTTCGGTGATGCGTCTGCCGAGGCGGCAACTCCTAAGAGCAAACTTGCTCCTGGAACCGTGATCCCGGCGGATCACTTCTTCAACGCGACGCCCCAGGCACCACTGGCGAAGAAAGCCGACTCGTCGGGGTTTCTGGATGTCCCCAAGTCCGCCTGGAATGCCTGGAACGATCACATCGATCGCTGGCTCGGGCATACTAAGGAGCAGGTCGAGAAGTCCTTCGGTATGTTTGAGAAAGCGGGAAAGGACTTCGACGCATCGAAGGAGACTGGCTTACCATTCGCAGGGATGAAGTCGGTCGGCGAGGGAATCCTTGCGGTGGGACAGCTTCTCTGGGCTCCCGCCGGAGCTGCTGTGCAGTCCGACATCACTGACCCGATTACCAGGATCAGCAAATCACTCCCTGCAGCAGATGACCTTCACCCGATCGACACCAAGACCCATACCTGGCAACGCGGCGGCAAGGGATTCACCGTCAACCGGGAGGACGTAGATCAAACTACTAGAGCGACGAATGACTTTATCGAAACCATCGCTCCATTTTTTGTGGGCGGCGGCGCTCGGCCAGTAGCCGACCCGGGGATGTTCGACCTCC